CACGAATCTCATCGAAGGTATAAAGTTCTCCATTATATTTGGTTGCCAGATTTTCAAACTCTGCCTGACGATCAGAACCGACAATAATATTGACACTTGCATATCCTTGCTCGCTTGCGGTAGTAAGAACATTAAAGATGGATCTCATTTCATCATCGTTAACGATATTCTCCGAATAATCGGGGAACATCTTCTTCATATATGAAATCTTCATATCAGGATCCAGTGGATTCTTCTTAGGATCCTGTGTTCTTGAAGGATAAATCTTAAGGTCTCCACCAGCAGATGCTTTCTTAGCAGCACTCAAAAGTTTTTCATGGCCAACAGTAGGAGGATTGAAACGACCAAAAGCAACAGTCAAAGTATCTGCTTGGGTTCCTGCTTCTTGGTCTTGTGGAGTTGCTGCCTTCTTTGTTGGTTCTTGTTCTTTGGTTGGAGGTTTTGTTTGAGTCGCAGTTGGTTGTTGGTTAGCAGGAGTTCTTACTTGCTTAGGATCCTGCTTCCCTACTTGCTGATTCTGGTTGAAGAACTTCAGTTTGCCATCTTCAGTCTTCGCAACAAACTCTCCACGGGAGTCTAACCAACCTCCGTGGCCATCACTCTTGAGGTTCAGTTTCTTCGCCTGCATACTTGCCTGCGAAGCCTCACTCAAAAATTGGAAAAAACTTTTCATCTATATTGTTAGTCCTTATACTATATTTATTTCTTTTTATAATCGCACATAATATGCGATGGATAAAGTCCAGATTGTTTGTTTCTCAAGTTCCACATGAACTTGTAAACCGAACTTTCCATATGAATATCAATACGCTTTCCTTTGCCCATTGATCCACCATACATTATTTTTACCTGTCCTGTAATTGAAGATGCTTTCTTCATATATGCCTCATCAATCTGATACATTTTAACTCCACCACTTGTTCCTCCATGAATCATCCAATATCCATGACCAATTGCATATTGAAGTAGGTCTTGAATAGCCGCCTTGTCACACTTACTTGTGACATCTACAGATGGCATTTTCGTTTTGTGTGGATAATCATTAAAAGTCTTGGCAAATAGAATCGGATCAATTCCAAACATTCTGAATATCTCTTTTCCTATAGGATTGCTATATCCATTAAAGTAATTTTTGTAATCATCAGCAGTAAAGATCTTTCCTACGCCAGAATTAATAAAAGTAAGAGTGCTTCCATATTTTAATGAAAGATAAACAGGATCTTTTTTTGCCCCCCAGAAAGTGGTAATATCAGTAACTGTACTTCCAATATCTTTTTTCTTTGTTCCTCCGGCAGTAACATATAATCCACCAGCACCACCAGTTAAAGGTCTTGATTGATTCTTACCTCCCTCAGCAGAAACATCAGAAAGACCACACTTTTCAACTTTTCCAATGTCCTCAAGCAGTTCTTTTACTTCTTTGGAATATGTTGTTCTCTCACCACCACACCCAAGTTCACAACTTAAACTGTGATAGAAATCTTTTTCAAATTTAATTCCAAGATTTATTTTCTTTCCACCAGTTTGGCCGCCAAACTCTTCCGTCTTTACCATCTCAGTTAATGGGACAGTTTTAACCTGATTAGTATTTTCAAATTTTCCTACAAACAATATTTTGTCTTTATTGTTCTTTCTTTCAATAACAGATCTAACTCTTGCTAAAAGTTCGTTTCTTGTATTTTTCTCATCTGCTTCATATGGATGCTCTTCATCATCCTGAACCACAACAATCGCATATGGTTTAAATTGACCGTCTTTATGGAGAAAAATATTTACCAGATTATTGAGACTATAAAACTTATCTACGATAGTCTCTTCATTCCCTCTTTTAGCAAGGTCTGCTTTTGACAGTTCTGCCATTTACCCAATACTTTTCTAAGTATTTAGAAATGGAGTTAAGGAGACTCGAACTCCTGACATCCTGCTTGCAAAGCAGGCGCTCTACCAACTGAGCTATAACCCCGAATGAAGACATTATAAAACCCCTCAACTGAAAAGTCAAGGGGTTAGAATGTCAACTTCCCGACTTATTTATCAGTCACACATAATGTCAAGGATTCTTTCAATCTCTTCTACAGTAAAGAGACCAGTTGCTTCCAGTTCTTCTTTCTTCATCTTGGTCTTCATAGCAAGAGAAACACCACGCTTATACTGCTTGTCTGCTTTATCATATTCGCCGCGAGCGATGTGGATGTCTTCTTTCCTCTTGACTTGCTCACGCTTGCGAGCAACCTTTTCAGCAGGATAAGGCTTCAGACCTTCTTCTACATTCTCAACTTCTTGGGAAACATAAACCTTATCATATGCCTCTTGAAGACCTCTAATTTGTTCGTAGTTCATTTTTATAAAGACTTTTCAAATATTTATAAAAAAAAGACCCCCGATTAGGGAGTCTCAGATTCTTCTTTCTTTTTGTTGAATCCAAAGGCAAATGTAGTTTCTGCTTCTTCAAGTCTCATTTTATGAGCAAGAGTACATACAGATTCCATTACCTTTAAGCAATCTTCCACTTTTGAATTCTCAGGCATATTCCTAAGAATGATATCAAACAAAGGAAAGAATCTATCTGAAGCGGCTTGGACTTCTTCAGGAGTCAGTGGTTCCTTGTTCATTCTTTAGTTCCTCTTCAATTTGTTCATCAAGATCATTAATGACATTACGAATTTCAATGATTCGTGTTGGTACGCAAGTAATATCATAAGTATACCGTTCTTGTTCTTTGAACAGAACTTGTCGAACCGCGGCTGCAGTTCTTACATCCATATTAAAGTTGATCATTGTTCAGTTTCTTCTTCTGAAGGTGTTTGAAATCCCTCAAGTTCTACGCCAGTTTGATTGAGATATTCAATCGCACCTTGAACTTTGAAGAATGTTTGACGCTTAAATTCAATTTGTTGTTGAAGTTCTTGCACTTCCTTTGCAAGAGTTTTTTGCTGGTTCAGCAAGTTTTGCAAATGTTCTTGTTGTTCGGTCACAGGTCTCCTTCCTTTCGATTTTCAGAATAGTGTACATCAAAACTACCACCAGGGTAGCGTGCTTGTAGTTTATCAACATTCATCTCAATCACCTCATCAAATGTGGTGTCGAGTGCCATACATGCCTGAGCAAGATACCAACAGATATCTCCCAGTTCACGTTTCATATGGAAGACATTCTCTTCATTATAAGGTTTACCTTGAAGGAAAATCTTCTTTACAACCTCTGTAAACTCACCCGCTTCTGCAGTAAGACCCAGAGCAGCCGTCAGAAGTTGAGTGACATTGGCACCATTGGCTTCCAGTTCTGACAATCGTGATGCCAAAACAGGATACTCCAAACTAGGAGCACTGGTCACTCCATGGACAAACTCAAGGTATTTATCAGTGTCAACTTTTTGGGTCATAATTTTAAAATTTGAATCCTTCAAAAGATTTTTTTGGTTTGCGTTCTTCAAAATCATACTCTTCTTCCTTTCCGTTGTCAAGGATGTCTTCTTGAGCAGACTGTTCGCAATCATAGAGACGCATCTTTGCCCGATCAATACCAACCACAAAACGCTTATGAATGGTTGGATCATTATACCTGTTTTTCAACTGCTTTACAAGTATCTGTCCAAGCCCCTCAAGGTCATCAGTTGAAATAAGGGCAAACATAAGATCAGCAGTAGCAGGGAGACCAAAGGACTCACTAGTATCAGTAAGTTCAACATCACTGCTACCATAACCAGAACGAGTGGTCTGCGTGGCAGAAACGATAGGGACGTTTGCTTCAACAGCCAACCCTCTAAGTTCTTCAGCAATAGCCTTGATATAGCTGTATGAATTGACAGTGATATTTCCGCGATACCTTTCGGAAGCACATATATTAAGGTAATCAATGAAAATAATATCAGGTCTAAATGACTTCTTAAGTGCAAGCTCATTGAGAAGTGATCTAAAGTGTCCACTGTGTGCAGATGCTGTAGGGTACTCTTTAATAATTAGGGTGCCTTGTGTCTTCTTTGCAAGATTGTTGACTTTAGTATCAAACATTTGCTTGGGAAGATCAACTATTTCCTGAATAGGAACATTAAGAAGGTTGGCATCAATTCTTTCCGCAATTCGTTCCTCTGCCATCTCAAGTGTGATATAGAGAACGTTCTTTCCTTGCAGGAGGACGGAACTAGCCACATGGCACATGAATAGGCTTTTTCCGACACCCGTACCAGCAAGAGCGATGTTGAGAGTTTTATTAGGCAAACCACCTTTTGTGATTTTGTTAAGGTATTCAAGATCGAAAGAGATCTTTTCCTCTTTTCTATGATATGTCTCGTAACGTGCTTCATAGTCCTCAAGATAATCGTGTCCGATATGAGTATCAAAAGAAACGCCAAGAGCATCTGACAAAATGCCAGGGATAGCATCTCTACCTTTCTTTTCATCTTTGCCATCAGCAAGAGCGATGGACTCCATGAGTGCCAAATAGATAGCACGATCGCGACACCACTTTTCAGTAGTGTCAACAAGCCAACCATACTCGGTTGGAACATCGTCAAGATAACTGATTAACTTGGTAACTTCTTTGAAAGAAGTGTCATTAATATCAGATCTTTTTTCCACCTCAATACAGAGAACCTCTTTTGTTGCAGGTTGATTGTACTCTTGAACGAATGAAGAAATCTCTTCAAATACAATCTTCTGATGAGGATCTTCAAAGTAGTCCGACTTGATGAAAGGAACTACTTTGCGAAGATACTCCTCATTATAAAGAAGGTTGCGAAGAATAAGGATTTCAACTTTGTCCATGAGGTATATCAAATACAAATGTGATGCGTGTCTCGTCACCGATGTTAACGGTGCCGTGAGGTAGTTTGTTGTTAAACCATAGAAGAGTTCCTGGTTCAACGATGACAGTTTCTTTGCCGCAGAAATATTGATACCTTCCAAGTATAGAAAGGTGATACCTGTTTCTGCTCAGGTAATAAGTGCCTTCATCAATATGAGCTCCAACAATCTCATCTACAGGAAGTGAAAGAAAACCGCACCTATGAATCTCCGCATTCTTAAAATGTTTGCGTATGATCTTTCGGATTTCGCTGTGATGAGCATAGGCTGGAGTTTTAATGTTGATCTCCGAATCTCCCACAAAATCATCTTTGTGTTTGACGCCACCTATTATAAGTTGAAGTGCGCTAACTGGCAAGTCAGCAAATCCTCTATCAACTAAGGATTGAGATCCTTCCAGAGTTTTCTGGTGATCCCAATCCTGTGGATATTTTTTAAGTTGCTGTACGACTTTATCGACGTTGATTCCAGTCTTGATGATCTTGATCATGAACCATAACTAAACTCTTCACGGGCAATCTCATCAAGTTTCTCCATTACTTCTGGAGTGAAATATACTTCGGGTTCTTTAAGGATTTGCTTGGCATATACTTTTTTGCCATCCATTTCGTAACGTCCTGCGACGTTTTTCCAGAGACCGCCAATCTCACCTAACTCAAGTAGACCATAATACCGGTCAAGACCCCTATCATCATAAAATAAACGAACAGTGACATCTTTATTCTCTTTACTCAAACGCGACTTAGCAGTCTTAGCTTTGATAAGATTTCCAACGATTTCTGTTCCATCCTTTTCTTTCTTTTTGCTGAGATAGATGATTGTAGATGCTGCGTACTTGAGGCCACTGCCTCCTCCCATTTCCTTTGTAGGTACATAAGCGCCAATGACATCGTAGGTGTGGTTGGTAACGATCATAGGAATGTTTGCTTGACCCAACTTGAGAGTGAGCATACGGAATGCACCTTTGACCAGTTGTGATTTGGTCATATCACGAACTTGTTTGTCGTTCAGGGCATCAGTAATCTCTTTCTCAGTGGAAAGCATCCCCAGAGAGTCTAACACAAACATACAGGGTTTGCGTTCCTCTAAGGGTTTCTTAAGGTATATATCTACCGCTTTGAGCGCCTTAGAACGAAACTCCTCAATTGTAACAACATTAACAACGACAAGACGAGAAGTATCGATGCCACGGGATTCTATAAGCGATTTAGTAATAGCTGCCTCAGTATCAAAATAGAGACAATAGCCATCGGGATTGGAATCAAGAAAATTCTTAACCATGGCGAGGCTGAAGAAAGTTTTTCCAGTAGAAGACTCTCCAGCAATAGCAGTAATCTTATTCCCAGATACACCACCAAATATACTACCTGAACACAAACCATTAAAAATGTAAGAACCCGTATCCACATATTGTTCAGTATCGTCAATATCGGATGCGAGTTTTGTGTAGTCATCACCAATTTCTTTTACAATGTCTTTCAAAAAGTCCATCAAGCAACCATCCCGTACTGTTCACGAAGAATTTGTTTATAAGGTCCGCCAGGATTTTCCTCGCGGATTTCTTTCACAATTTTTAGTTTTTGATAGAGAGAAGTATCTCCACCAAGTCGAAGGGCACTTACAATAGTGCCCAGTTCTTTATCATTGATAGGTAAATCCATTAATCCCAGCGTAGTGTTTTTAAGTATTCCAGAACATTTTTTCTCACATCCATCAGTTCATGATAGCACTTTTGATTATGAGCGCATTGGCGAAGTGCAGGGTCTGGTTTGTGTACTGACTCAATAAAAATATCGAGTCCACGATTCCATTTATCTTGTTTAGATTCACCATCATCGACGGTATATTGATCCTTCATCATAGAAAAAATGACTCCAACGTGTTTGTTCTTTCTACACTCCACCCAATGGAATCAAGAATTGCTTTGAGCGGTTCTAGAAAAGCTTTCTCAAATTGTAAGTCATAGTCAATGTACTTGTCAAGATTCAACTCTTTAGGAAACTCCTGAATAAATGAGATAATATTCTCATGAATAATATTTGGTTTTTTCAAATAACAGAATTTGATTTTTTCTCCATTCTGGATGAGAGAGTATTTGTTAGTGAGTTTCTTTTGTTTGATATAGTGATTAAACAAAAGAGCACCCCGTATATGTATAGGAGTTCCTTTGCTGTAAATATCAGCAGACGATTGATACTTTACAACATCAGAAGCAGAACGTGGAAATGAGATTTGCTCTGGTGGAAGTGTCTTAAATTCTTTTCTTGCGTTCTCAATGAAGTCAATAACTTCATCTTCAGTTCCACTCATCATAAGTTTAAGAGCATCCTTAATCATCTTCCTACATGGAGCAGGAGTGGATGACTTAACGGCTTCGATGCCCATCATCTTCAGTTTAGGTTCTGTGTAAGCAACACCCTCACTATTCCACACGTTGAGAATATAACGCTTCTTCGCGGTCCAAATGCCACGATCAGCGATGTTCTCACGCTTCATTTGCATCTTCTGGTCATATGCCGAAACGTAATCCGCAAGTTCCTGATAACTCCGTTCGATGAATGGTTCCAGTTTCTCTTGACAGATCTTATCAAGTATGGAAACAACTGCTGCTTTATCGCCAGACTTACCACTAAAGAATTTATCAACAAGAGGTCCCATATTAAGATAGATTGAGTCAGTGTCAGATGCGATGACATAATCCTCATCCTCTGTTTTTAAAAGAGTATTTAGATATTGGTTCATCTTACCCTCAATCCAACGGATAGAGACTTGACCAGAAAGCGTAATCGCTTCCGCATTGGCCAGTTTGTAATAACGGAAATACTGATTACCGATTGCACCATAAGCAGAGTTGAGTGAAATCTTCTTTGCCATCTGGATATTGTTGCAACGGGCGATCTCTTTCTCCAGTGCCTTAGTAGGAGTTTTTTCATATTCTTGTTTTGCAGCAAGCATCTTCTTCTTGAAGATTACACGGTCACCATACATCTTCTCCATGAGTTCTGGTAAGAATCCACGGACATCTTTACGAAACATTGCACCATTGGCACATACTGCATTATCTTTATACAGTTCAAAGTTTATTTCCTCATTAAGTATCCTCTCAACAGTAGCCGTTGGGTGTCGCTCGTCCAAGAGGGTCTCTGGCGAGATATTGTACTGCATAATGAGATGAGGATAGAGACTGTTAAGGTCAAAAGACACAACCCAGTCATACTTTCCAGGAATCGGTTCCTTGACATATGCCCCCGCATACTTTTCGTTCTTTGACGATCGGTTCTTTGGCGGAATGACGATATCTCGTTTCTTAAGATAGTTGTAGATAATGTTGTCCCACATGCGGACTTGGTAGAAGAC